CATCAGCAGATATGGATGTAACAAGAGCAACTGCTGCTACAAGAGTAGATGAGAATGGTTTAGTAAATTATGCTGAGGTTTTAGGTGGGGATTTAGTAAATACTATAGAAAATCTTAGTAATCCTTTTCCAACTTTTACTGACAATGGTGGTGGTTCTTATACTATGGCTACAACTACAACTGCTTATTCAGGTTTTGAGCAACCTGCGTCTGATGTTTTTGCAGTACAAGTAGGAGAAATATATAAATTAACATTTGATTTTGTTTTAAATTCAGGGGCTTTAGATTTAGAATTATTTATAGGTAGTGCTTCAGTAGGAAGTTCTTATGGAAATAAGCATACTTGTCAAGTGGGTTCTAATACTGCTTTGATAACAATTTTTACAAGCAATTCCTCAGCAAGATTAGTTTCACAAATAAATCAACCTGCTAATATGACTATAAGTAATATAGTATTAAAAAAAGTAGACAGAGATAACGTACCTCGTATAGACTACACAGGAGGAGGTTGTCCACATATATTAGCAGAGCCACAGAGGACTAATGAATTTACACAATCTAATCAATTTGATACAACTTGGAATCAAAGTGGAACATTAACAAGTGGTCAAGATGGTGTAGGTGGCTCAACTGATGCTTGGAAGTTTGAGAATCCAAATGCAACAAGTTCAATATTTCAATACGATACAACAAGTGGTGAGCAGACAATGAGTGCATATTTTAAGAAAAATTCTAATTATGGTGTTCGTTTTTATGCTTTTGGTAGTGTTAATACTTGGGCTTATTTTGATTTGAATAATGGAGTAGTTGTATTAACAGGAAATTCAACTGCTAAAGTTGAGTCTGTAGGTTCTGATTGGTTTAGATGCTCAATGACATTTAACCAAACAAACACAAGGTGTGATTTCTATGTTACTGACAACAACGCAACTCAAGTAGTGGGAAATATTACACTGCAAATGGCACAATTAGAAGTTGGCTCTTATCCAACGAGTTATATTCCTACAAGTGGTTCTACAGTAACAAGAAACCAAGACATCTTCACAAGAGATGGTATAGGTAGTTTGATTAATAGTACAGAGGGGGTTTTGTTTGTAGAGATGGCTGCTTTGAGTGATGATTCTACAAATAGACAATTAACTTTATCTGATGGGAGTGATACTAATAGAATTGTATTAAAATATGACAATCAAAGTAATATCATACAATCGTTTAATAGAGTTAGTGGAGTGGAAACTGCTTCTTTATCTGCAACTGTATCTGATATAACACAATTTAGCAAAATAGCAATCAAGTATAAATTAAATGATTATGCTATGTGGATAGATGGAGTTGAAGTAGATACCGATAACACAAGTACAACATTTCCATCTTCTACATTAAATAAATTGTCTTTTGGTACATCTTCTAGTTTATTTGCAAAAGTAAAACAACTACAAGTCTACGATACAGCACTAACAGATGAGCAATTAGAAGCTTTAACTACATAAAATGAACATATATAAATTACACTACGACACAAAAGCAGAAGGAGATGCTGACTTACTTGCTAAAGGTACTTATGAAGTAATAACTGAAGAAGGAGTTACTCAAGAAGTGTACAGAAATGGTACACAGGCTATCGTGTATCTTGGTAAGATAGTAGAGATACCTGCAACTTATGATAAAGATGGTAAAGAATTAACACCACCTGTATATTATGATGGAGTATTTTACGACCTAATGACTACAGAAGAATATGACTTTGGAATACACGAGTTATTTCCTGTAGATTGTGTACATTCGTTCTTAGGTTACGAAAAGAACGCTGAAGGTACAGATGTAGACCCTGATGAATTAATAATAGAATAAAATGGATAACATACTTTCAATAAATTTAGAAACATCAACAGCTCCAATAATACAAGAAGTAAGAGGTAGGGATTATATAGAATATGGTACAGATGAGTGGAAAAACTTGTATCCTCAATTTTTAATTGACCTTTACTATAATTCAAGTACTCACGCTGCAATTATAAATGGTACTGCTGAAATGATTGCAGGAGAAGATTTAATTTGTGAAGAAGATGATTATAATTTAGATGCTTTTGTAAAGCTTAAGAAGTTTTTAAGACACGCAAATAGTAAAGAAAGTTTACACCAAGTAATAAAGAAAGTATCATTTGATTTCAAGCTTCAAGGAGCTTACGCTTTACACGTTATTTGGAATAGAGAACGTACAGAGATAGTTGAGCTTTTCCACGTTCCTGTAGAGAGAGTTAGAGCAGGAAGACCTAATGAAATGGGTGTTGTAGATTGTTATTATATAAGTGCTGATTGGGGAAACACGAGAACTAATAAGCCTTATCCTGTTGCAGCTTTTAATGTAAACGATAGGACTTCAGGAAGTCAATTACTATATACAGGTTCTTATAGTCCTAATATGGACGTCTATCATACACCTGATTACATAGCAGCTAATAATTGGGCATTGGTAGACCAAAGAGTTGCAGAGTTCCACCTAAACAATATACAGAATGGATTTAGTGGTAGTTATTTCGTTTCTTTTGCTAATGGCATACCTACTGCTGAAGAACGAAGACAAATAGAACAAAGCTTAGTAGAAAAATTCACGGGAGCATCTAATAGTGGAAAATTTGTATTGACTTTCTCAGACGATAGAAGTAGAGTTCCTGAAATAACACCGATAAGCGTTTCTGATGCCGATAAGCAATATCTAGCACTTCAGACTTTGCTTGTTTCAAATATTATGACAGGGCATCGTGTAACGAGCAAAACTCTTTTAGGGATTGATTCTGACAATGGTTTTTCATCAAATGCTGATGAACTTCTGAACGCTGCAAATTTCTATCAAAATACAGTAATTCGTCCTTTCCAATTAAATATCTTAAATACTTTACAGACTATATTTTCAGTTAATCAAATAGATTTACCTGTAAGTTTTGTTCAGTTGAAACCTATTACAATTAAATTTGATTCTGAAACTATTAGAGATGTAATGACGCAAGATGAAATTCGTGAAGAAATAGGACTTGCACCATTAACTGAAGAAGAAGAAAGAGAAGACTTTTCAAGTGAGAAAACAGAGCTACAAAATTGGATAGAGGAATTTGGAGAGGATATGCCTGAAGATTGGGAATTAATAGATGAGGAAGTGGTAGATGGAGAACACAATGACTTTGACTTTGAACAAGTATTAAATGAAGAAGCAAACGAAAAGTTAGAACTTGCGTCAGCAGTAAGTGCAACACCAAATAAAAGAAGTAGTCAAGATGGAGTAAATAAGTCTTACAATGACTATTACAAAGTTAGATATGTATATGCTACTGACAACTTCTTAACTAACAAATCAGGAACAAGCAGAGATTTCTGTAAGGATATGGTATCAGCTAAAAAGATTTATACTAAAGAAGATTTAAAAGATGCAAATAGTCTAGTGTTAAACAAAGGATTTGGGGAAGGAGGAACTAAAAAATACAATATATTTTTATATAAAGGAGGGCCTCAATGTAGGCACTTCTTCTTGAGGAGGATTTACAAGACTTCATTAAGAGCAGCTAAGAGTAAAATATCTAGCAGTCAATTAATCTCTTATACTAAAGCTAGGTCTGAAGGGTTTACAGCAGAAAAGAATGACAAGCTTGTAGCGATAGCACCACAAAGAATGAAAAATAACGGATACAAAAACCCTAGATAACTATGAGCTACGTACTATTTATATCAGAGGCTAAATTAAAGGACTCTACGGCAATCAATCTTAATGTTGATGTAGACCTACTACTTCCTTACGTAAGGCAAGCACAGAAGCTCTATGTGGAAACTAAGCTAGGTACAGACTTGAATCAAAAGCTAAAAGACTTAATCGTTGCAGGAGAAGTGAATTTACCTGTAAACGCAGCTTATAAAACTTTGTTAGATGACTACGTTGGAGATATGCTGCCGAATTGGGCATTTTATCACGCTGTTCCATTCCTGAGATTTAAGATTGAGAACGGCAATATTTACTCAAAGACATCAGAAACAGGAACGGCTTTAAGCACAGAGGAAAGTCAGCACTTACGAGAAGAAGTTAGGAATACAGCTGAATACTATACAGAAAGAATGATAGACTACATTTGTAATAACAATTCACTTTTTCCTGAATACAATACAAATACAGGAGCAGACGTTAATCCTGACGAAAATGCTTACTATAACGGAATGAATCTTGAAAGACCAAGAGAACAAGGAACAAGATTTACAATAAGAAACGTATTAGGAAACTTAAATTAATGAAGAAACGCTACAAGACAAAACCAATTAATATAACTAAGCTTAAATCCTACTTGGATAAAAAGCCTAAAAATAAAAGCAATGCAAGACAGCCTTCAAGTAGGAATAGCAAATAGTACAGCAATAGGATTAAGTATAGGACAGGCAAATCAAGTTCTGACTCTAGTTTCTTTATCGCTAGCCATAGCTTTTACCATCTACAAGTTTATCAAGTTTGATAAAAAAAAATGATTAACCTCTTATTAATTAGAGATACATTTAGTAAGAAGTCTACGATTGGAGAACTCTTTTTAAATGGAGAAAGAATTTGTGATACCTTAGAGAATCCTTGGCAAGATAATCAAAGGAATGTAAGTTGTATTCCTCAAGGTGTTTATCCTGTAAGACTTAGACTACCAAGAGAATCAGCGACAAGGGATTATATTCATTTACTCGTAAAAGACGTTAAAGACAGAGATTATATCCTGATACATATAGGGAACACGGCTAAAGATACAAGTGGTTGTATTCTAGTAGGACTAGGAAGCCAACAAGACATTGTTAGTAACTCTACTTTAGCTATGGACTTATTAATCAAAGAAATACTACATTTGGGCGGAGAAAATATTAACTTAATAATCAAAAACAAATAATATGAAAAAGTTTTTTCAAAAGTACCTTATCGGACAGATGTTAAAGTCAAAGAAGTTTTGGTACGCAATCAGTTCAGTAGTCATTCCTGCAATAGTAACTTACTTAGGAGTTGATGCTGATACAGCAAAAGAATTATATCACGCTATCTTAGTTCTTATCGTTGGACAAGGAATTGCAGACGTTGCTAAGAAATAATAGATACAGACTAAAACCCCACGAGGTAGTTGCTTTAGAGAAAATGAGGGAATCAGAAACTAGGAATGTCTTAGTTATTGGGGACCTGCACGAACCATTTTGTTTAGATAGCTACCTTGATTGGTGTTTAGAACAGTATGAAACCTTTAATTGCACAGAGGTAGTCTTTATAGGCGATGTAATAGACAATCACTACTCAAGCTACCACGAAACCTCTGCTGATGGAATGGGTGGCTTAGAGGAGCTAGAATTAGCTATTAAGCGTATATCAAGATGGAGAGATGCTTTTCCTAAAGCTACTGTACTTATAGGAAACCACGACAGACTCATAATGCGTAAAGCTCAGACTTCAGCAATACCTAGTAAGTGGATTAAGTCTTATAAGGAAGTCTTAGAAACTCCTGATTGGAACTTTGTAGAAAGATACACTTTAGATGGAGTACAATATATACACGGAGAAGGAGGTACTGCTTCAACTAAGTGTCGTGCTGATATGATGAATACAGTACAAGGACATTTACATACTCAATGTTATGTTCAAAATTTTGTAGGACAGAACTTCAGAATCTTTGGAGTCCAAGTTGGTTGTGGTATTGACCACGAAAGTTATGCAATGGCTTACGCTAAATATGGTAAAAAACCTGCGGTCGGCTGCGTTGTTGTTCTAAATAACGGTAAAACTCCCATCAATTTGCTAATGCCTTTATAGGTTTTTAGTACATTTTCAATCATTTTCTTATTTATTTTTAGGTAATATACCTCTACTGTTGCTTAAATGTGTTAAAAACTTCGTTAAAAACTTGGTTAATTAAAAAAAAGGTTTTATCTTTGAACCATCAAAATTAAATTAATTAAAAAAAATAAAGTGAAAAAATTAACAATCATCATCAAGCAATTAATCAAGATAGTAAAATTTGATACTTCTTATCCAACTACAGAAATCAACTTAGTAAAATACGGAGCATACGAATTTAAGAATGGTATTTGCGAATATAATCAATACAGAACATTAATCAATTATTTAAAAGACAACTAAATTAATCAGGGGGTGTAAAAGCCCCCACAATACAATTAAGATGAAAACAACACAACTAAATGAAATATTAACTAAAACTCTTAATGAGTTAGATGGTATAGAAAGAGTTAATAGATTAAAAATGTATGTTAAAAAAGCTGATACTAAAACATTAAAAAAATATCTATCAGGAAAAACAAATGAAAATTGGACTATTGAGTGTTCTATTGCAAATGATGAATTAATAAAAAGAAACTAAGATGAAAAACTTTAAGATTACAAATTTAAAAAGCAAAGTAGTTCAGTATATGAACGAAAGCGAAAAGAATCAATTCTTTACTAAGAACTCTTTAGGAAACTATAAGAGAGAGAATGTTCAAGAACTAGACAGAGAAAGGTACAATAAAAAACTACACGATTTTGCTTTCTCAGTTGGACTAATGGCAGTCTTCTCAATCCTACTACTCTTAATGTGCGGTACATTAGGATTCATTGACTCTTTAATATTTTAATATGACTAGACTAGACGCAGAATACTTAGAATACACTACTTTCATAGATTACAATAAACCTCACTACTCAAAGTTTATGGGGTATCAATTAGACAATAAGAAAGTAATAGCAGAGGAATGGTACTTAAAACCTCAATACTTATCTACAGGAATAAACACTTATGATAGAATGTCAGGACACTTCAGTAATGACTTGAGCAATAACAATAGGTCAGTAATTGTAATAGGAACTGAACTACAGACTTTCAGAAAGTTTGAAGAAATGCTAAAGAATTATGGGTGGCAAACTCAAGATGATTGGGAAGTAGAATTGAAACCTGAATACTTAGAATACTATAAAGAAAATAATAAATTACCAATAATAATAAATTTAAAATAATGGCAGAAGAACTGATACACAAAAGAATGAATGATATTAATACATTTCAAGCTCACGAAAATGAAGTATATTTAAGAGGTACAGATGAATATGGAAATGACTTTCAAATTTGTTTTGATTCTTATAACTTCTTAGAATGGATTGATACAGAACATTTAAAATACATCAAAAAAGAATTAATTAAATACATAAAAACAAAATGAAAACAACTTTAAATTTTTATGAATTCGGACTATGGTTTGAAAGACATAGACCAAACAATTTCAGTCGTGCAGGATTAAGGTCTTTATTTGACTACTTAGAACAATACGAAGAAGATTGTGATACAGAAATAGAATTTGATGGTATAGCTTTATGTTGCGAATATACTGAATATGATGACTTAGGTGAGTTTCATCAAAATTATGACGCAGAAACTTATCCTGACGAAGATGCGATAATGGATTGTACAACATTAATTAAGGTTGGCGGAACTTCTTTTATCATTCAAAACTTTTAATTAAAATAAATTTAGTATTTTTAACAAAATTATAAACAGGCAAAAATCCTAGCCACTAACATAGGTAGAAATATATGAAAACAGAACCAAAAGAAGACTTCTTAATTGCTATACAAAGCGAATTAAAAGCACCTAAGAACCAATTTAACAGCTTTGGTAAGTATAAGTACAGAAGTGCTGAAGATATCTTAGAAGCCGTTAAACCATTACTAAAGAAGTATAACTGTTATTTAACTATAACAGAAGAAACAAATGAAATAGCAGGTTATTTAGTTCTAACATCAAGGGTAACTATAGCTTGTGGAGATGAATCTATCTTTGTAGAAGCTCAAGCAGGTATTAATCCTGAACGCAAGGGAATGGATATTGCTCAATCGTTTGGCTCTAGTAGTTCATACGCTAAGAAGTATGCACTTGGTAACTTATTCTTATTAGATGACACTAAAGACGCTGATAGTAATAAGGTAAACGAACCTATTTCAATGCCTAAAATGACTACTGACATTTACAATATTATGTTAGAGTTTATCAATACAGGAAAAGGTTCAGCAGTAATGTCTAAGATGAGAAACTACTCAATGTCTGAAAAGCAAGAAAGTACATTAATGAGAATGTTAAAGCAATACAATGAATAAATATTTTATATATAATAATGAAGAAATATTCTTTTTTTACTGCAACACATTAGATGAAGCAAAACAAAAAGCTATTATGATAAGTGATAATTCAAAAGAAATAATAGTTAGAGAAATAAAAGAAATTAGAAACTATTTAAAACAATAATTAATAAAGACCTGCAAAAACAGGCACAATAAAAATGGAAGTAAAAGGAAAATTAGTAAAGAAGTTAGAGGTAGAATCAGGAATAAGTAAGTCTGAAAAAGTTTGGAAAAAGCAAACTGTAGTAATTGACACAGGTGCAGATTATAACCCTGAAATAGCTATAACAGCTTTTGGAGATGAAAAGTTAAGGGACTTGGATAAACTATCTGTAGGAGATGAAGTTATGATAAAGTGTAACGTATCTTCAAGAGAATACAACGGAAGATACTTCCACAACATAGATGGATATTGGTTTGCAAAACAAAGTAATATTGATGAAATGATATCAGTTTCAACTACTAGACCTTCTATTGATGAAAATGTACCATTCTAATATGACACAAGAAGATAACTTTAAAAACTTATGCAACCTAACGACAACTGTCTTAGGCTTGCGTAAGGGTTCTTTAGCTTTAAAAAGTAGAAAGCAGGAACTTCAGGTAGCTAGAATGATAGCTAGTATTATTGCTAGGACTGAATATGATATTAATCGTTCTGTAATTGCTAAGGTAATTAATAGAGATAGAAGTCTTATCTACCACTATGAAAAGAAACATAATGTAAACTATGCTTCATTTCCAAAATACAGAGATATTTTTAATAAGATTCACAATGCATTTATAACAATAGAAGAATCTAAAAAGACTTTCAAATCTATTTTTAAGCTTAGAGAACATTTAAGAGTAAACAATGTTGTAGACAGCAATAAACATCAAACGATTGTAAGAATCAAATGTGGTGAAGTAGGTCTTGATGTAAAACTTTCTTACAGAGATTTCAGTAAACAATTAGAACTTATTAAAGAATCTTTGAATGGGTATAGTTATGATTTACAAATAATCACTGTATGAAGCACTTACTAAGTAGTACAGCATTTATAATATTGAACAAAGAATTAGCAAGGCAGGTAGGATTAAAAGAAGCAGTCCTACTTGCTGACCTAATTTCAAAAGAAGAATACTTTATTTCTAAAGGAATGACGGATGGTTGGTTTTTTAATACTGAAGCGAATATTGAAGCTGATACTACGCTAAACCCATATCATCAGAGAAAGTGTCTTAAAACGCTTAAAACACATCAAATAATAGAAACTAAGCGTAAAGGTATACCTGCTAAACAATACTTCAAAATAAACGAGTTACAAGTCCTTCAAATTTTAAACAACTTGTCCGATAAAAATTATACAACTATTAATAAGAATAAAGAAATAAAAATAAATAATAATATTATATCTAACAGACGTGATAATTTTGTTTCTGAAGTTTTAACTTTTGATTATGATGAAAGTATTTTAAATGGATTCATTGATTATTGGACAGAACCTAATAAGTCAAATACAAAAATGAAATTTGAATTAAACAAAACTTGGAAAACAGAATTAAGATTAAAGACTTGGGCAACTAATCAAAAGAAATGGGATAAGCCTAAGACTAAGTCAAAAGGAATGTCTAAGTTAGACGCACAAATTAATGAATGGCAAAAAGCAAAAGAATTATTATGATACCACTAAAAAAAGAAGAACTAAAAGAACTTACTGAAAAGGTTTTAGACTTACTAGCAAAGACAGCAGTAGAAATAGGACACAGGTCAGACGCTCAAACTTTAGCAAGTCTAAGTAAGATATTTGCATCAGACTTAATACAAGAGAAAAGATTCGGCAATATGTCTTGGAATCAAATACTAGATGCTTTTCACATAGGAGTTAGGTTTGGTAAAGACGAACCATTCTTAAACATCAGAACCTTTTATAAGTGGGTGTATGCTCATAAGAAAGTAATTGATGACGCAACCTATCAAGTAAGAACATTAGGTAACGACCCTAAGCAAGTAAGATATTATCAAGAACCTATAAAATTATTAAGATGAAGAAAGAAGAATTGTACGACCCTGTAAAAACAGGAAGTTTCCGAATGATGTTCGGATTCCCACAGCCAAGTACATACCGACCTCAAAAGTGGGTATCAATTAAAAAGCCTAAAGAAGAAAAGAATGAAGTTCGAAAACAAAGCAAATAAATTAAGGGAGCAAGAAACTCTTAAAACATTTGCTAATCATTTCGGATTGACATTTGCTAAGCATCCTGAATATGCACACATAGACGCAGTCCTTTATAACAAAGGAAAGATAACAGGGTTCGCTGAAGTTAAGGGAGTTCATAGAAGTATAGAAGATTCTAGTGATGTTATAGTTTCAATGCGTAAAATTGTAAGAGGTCAGATGTTACAAGTGCAAACTAAAAAACCTGTAGCTATCTTATGGGCATTTGATGACGCTATAGTCTATGAAAGAATTAACAACTTAAAAGGAATCTTCTACTATGGAGGAAGGGCAGTAAGAGAAGGAAGTACATTTGACCAAGAGATGTTAGTTAAAGTATTAATCAAAAACTTAATTAGAATATGAAAAAGACAATCAGTAAACTAAAAAAGGAGTTAGACAAGTGGTTCAGTCTTTACATAAGACTTAGAGAGGCTAACGAGTATGGAATGATTCAATGCTTTACCTGTGGGGTAGTCAGAGGATATAAGGATGGTATGCAGAACGGACACTTTCAAAGTAGGAAACATTTATCTACTAGATTTGATGAGGAAAATTGTCAGGTTCAATGCGTGAAGTGTAATGTATATTCTTGGGGAGAACAATATAAATTTAGTTTAGGATTAGATGCTAAGTATGGAGAAGGTACAGCAGAAGAATTAGAGTTTTTAGCTAGAACAACTTTAAAGATTTCTAGTATTGAGTATGAAGAAAAGATAAGTTATTACAAATCACTTGTTAAAAACTTAAAAGAAGATAAAGGAATACAGTAACTTTTTTAATATCTTTGGCGTATGATAGAACCCATCTACGCAAATGATGAACACAGAGTAATAGTAGAAACTTATATAACAATGTGCCAAGAGTTTGCAAAAGAAGTAAGCACAAAAAATAGATACAACAATTATTTAGAAGTAGTAGGAATTATCATAGAGTACCACAACAATTATGGAGCAGGGCAACGTGAAGAAAATTTCTATGATTGGTTAATGATAATACCAATTAACTTAGCAGTAGCAACTAATGGATTCTTTGCAGGAGTAGAAACAAAAAGCAATTCAGCAGTAGTCAGAGCATATAGATTAGTTCTTGATGAGTTAGTACAAAGCACAGTAGATAAGATTGACAAGATAGAACCAATTAATGACTGAGATTTATTTAGAAATATCAAAGCTATCAGATAAGTTTAGGACTATGGCTTACGGATTAACTACTGATGAGAACGAAGTCAATGAATCTGTGCAGGAATTAATGCTTTACTTTCTAAGTATGAATCAAGAAACATTATCAAATATTTGGGAGAAAGATAAAACGGAAGGAATTATTAGGTATGGTGCAGTAGCATTAAGGAGAGCTTTAACAAGTCCTAGAAGTAATTACTATTACAAATACAAGAAGTATTATAATGTAATTCAGGAGTTTTATACAAATGAAGAACAACAAATAAACGGCAACCACAAGCACATATACAATATTCCTAATCAAGAGATTGATTATCAATGGAATAAATTAGAAGAAATAGATATAGCATTAGAAGATTTAACTTGGTATGATAAAAAGATATTTGAGTTATATTATTATGAATCCAATACGTTAGATAGTTTAGCGAAGAAGACAGGAATTAGCAGGAATAGTTTATTTACGACAATAGACAAAGTAAGAGTAGAACTAAAGGCAAAGTTAAATGAATAAGTTCTTTGTACCACAGGAGATATATGAAGATAGAATGTCTATCTGTAAGAGTTGTGTTTACTATTCAAGTATTTTAGGAAACTGCACAGTATGTAAATGCTTTATGAAAGTGAAGTCTAGGATAGCAAATCAAGAATGTCCTCAGAAGTATTGGAGCAAAACTACAGAGGTAGAAGTTAGAACAGATATACCTGAAGAAATAATAGCAGAGATTATACTTTTATACCCTGACTTAAAAACAGGTAGAGCAAAAAACCAAGCAGCAAAAAGTAAGATGATTCAACTTTACAATACGATATACAATACTAACTATGGAACAGGAACTAATTGTGGTTCTTGTATATCCACTTGCTTTGATGGAATAAAAAAGATATATAAAGAATACTCAGGAAATAATTAATCAATAAAGGGTAAGACCTAAGAGCTTTTAATTTTTCAGACCTGAGTAGTAAAGGGGGGGTGTGGTTACCTCCCCAATACAATAAGACTATGGAGATAATAATATCAGATGGAGGAGATGAACAAGAAGGAATGCATATAACTTTAATTTTAAAGTGTCTAGTTTATTCATCAATTTACAAGACACAATGAACCGAATAGAAATAGTAATCGGCTCAACTAAAACAATAGAAGTGTATCTAATATGAAACAAAACAAGATAAAATGTAACTTAGATGACACAAAGCAAATTGAATTAGAACAATATGCTAATCAAAAAGTAATTGAAGAAGTGAATGAATTTAAACTATGGCTGTATAAAAACTACCCTGATAAATTTATAGATATAGATATTACTTTATTATATAAACTTTTTAAAAAAATAAAACAATAGATATGGAAAGAACATACAAGACAATCAAGTGGGTGTTAAAAGGACACATCAAGAACAAAGTAAATTCTTTATGGATATGGGAAGAAGATAACTTCACTTGTATCTTTGATACTTATTCAGGAAGTGAAAGAATCTACACGAGTAGCCAACTACTAAGACTTTTATCAGAATGATTATATTTACAATACTAGGCATCTTAACAGCAATCTTCTTATTGATAGTTATTCTTATGACAATTGTAGAAGGGAAAACAAAAGGCAAACAAAATGAAAAGATACTTTGGAAAATGGATAAAGTAGAAACTAGGACAGGAGGACTAGCACACGATAGAAACAGAAGTTATAGCGAAATACAAAAAGGAAATGAAAAACAATAGAATACCAAGTTACTACATAGGAAAAAGATATAAGATAGAAGCAAGAAAGGTTATAGAAGACTTTGACTTATCTTACAATGTAGGAACGGCTGTTACTTATCTACTAAGAGCAGAAAGGAAACACGCAACACCAATACAATGTATTGAGAAAGCAATTAACCACTTACAATTTGAACTTGATAAGCTAAAGAGATGACATTATATAAATGTAAATGCGGTAAAGAGAAGGAACTATCTAAAGCTACAATAGTTTTAAGGGATAAGAAATGGGTAGCAAAAGAAGCTGAATGTTTATGCGGTAAGTATATGGATAGCGAACCAACGGAAGGAATACCAACACTTCAAAGAACAGAGCCTAGTCTAAGTAAGAACAGAGATAAGCTTTGGGCAGGAGCAAAAGAAAAGATGGTGGGGAGTAAAGGGGTAAATGAATCATACGATTAAAATAAAACTAACAAATTTCTATTATATACTATGAAACTAAAAATCAACGAATTAAAACCAAACGAAAGCAATCCTAGAATAATCAAGGAGGCTAAATTTAAAAAACTTGTAAAGTCTATTCAGGATTTCCCTGAGATGTTAGAGTTGCGACCGATAATACTTGACGAGAACAATGTTATACTCGGAGGTAATATGAGATACAAAGCTTGTGTTGCAGCAGGGTTGAAAGAAGTACCTGTTAAAATAGCTAAGGGATTGACAGAAGAACAGAAAGAAGAATTTATTGTAAAGGATAATGTAGGATTCGGGGAATGGGATTGGGATGTATTAGGAAACGAATGGAACAATGAAAAGCTAGGAGAATGGGGAATGGATGTTTGGCAGCCTGAAGAAGCTGTAGACTATTCTGTATTAGATGACCTAGACTTAGGAAGCACTTTGTCAGAAAAAGAAGCAGGAGTAAAGAGAGCAATCCAAATAGAATTTGAACCTGAGCATTATGACGAAGCTGTATTACTAATAAACACAGCAAGAAAAGCAGGTAGGAATGTAGGCTTAACTGTTTTAAACGCTTTTAAGAATGAAGCATAATGTATATGTAATATCAGCAGGAAGATATGATAAACTCCCATTCAATGAAGAACAGAAAGGAAAATACATATTCTGTGTTAAAAATGGAGAAGGACAGTTATACAAAGATAATGGATGCTTGAATGTTTATGAGACAGGAAACTTGATGGACAGTAGGAACTTTGCTTTAGAACACGCATTCAAACTTAAAAAGATATGCGTTCAGCTAAGTGATGATATTAAAAAGGTAGTAGTAAATAAGAACTTTGGAGAGCCTGATAAAGTAGAACTTGATTTCGCCATTGAAGATATAGTTTCAAGGTTCATTAATGTAAAAGGAGTAAAGCTATTAGGAATACCACCAACAGATAATTACTTCTTTGCTGCAAAGTTAGTAAGCGTAAACACTTTCTGTATTGGAGATATGTTATTTGTAAAACCATCAGACATTAGATTTGATACTCAGCTCACTCTTAAAGAAGATTACGACTTTACTTTACAACATAAGCAAAGGGGAGATGTTATAAGGTATCAGAAATACTTATTTACTTTTGAGCATTATTCTAACAAAGGAGGAGCTGTTGATGTAAGAGATGATAAAGAAGAACAGAAAAACATAATGATACTCAAATCAAAGTGGGGAGATAAGGTAAGACTAAACTCTAAACGAAAAAACGAAATACTAATATGAAGACACTAAAGCTAGAGCAAGTAGAACACAATAAAAAAATAGGTAAAGACTGTCCTTACTATGAGCCAAATGTAAAAGAAGATTGTTTACTAGAAGTTGATGGTGAGATTGTAGGTTTTTACATAAGAGATGTAAAGGAGTATAGCGAAAGGTTGAATCTATTATTAGCAGTAGCCAACAAAGAGTTCAGGAGTGATAATGTGCCTAAGACAATCCTAGATAGAATGAGTACAGTACAGTTAAGTAAAACAGGAATGACAAGAAAAGAAGCAAGGAAAATAGGTGTAAGTCAATATAGCACAATACTTGGTTCTATTCCTCCAAGACCTGTAATGCGTAGACCTTACCCAAACATATCATCAGTACATAGAGTTGAAACCGCACAGACATTTGTAAAAGCAATGTGGGGAGCTTGTTTAGAAGCAGAGCAAATTATAAAACAACTTACACCACACATATATGAAAGGCAATTAGAATTACTTGAAGACGTTAAAGATGAATGGAAGTTTGGAACAATGTACACAGGTAGTATATCTAACTTTAACATATCAGCACCATTTCACAGAGATACAGGAAACATTGTAGGAACAGTAAACATAATCCTCACTAAAAGAAATAACGCTAATGGTGGGTGCTTAAATGTGCCTGACTATAATGTAACCTTTGAACAAGCTGACAACTCAATGTTAGTTTACCCTGCTTGGAAGAATGTACACGGAGTAACACCAATAAAACCAATAGCAGATAATGGGTATAGAAACAGCTTAATCTTCTATCCATTGAAAGCATTTAAAGGAATATAGTATGGACGAAAGTAGACACATAAAAAAGGAAAGCATCTTAAAAGCTTTAGAAAGTAGCTTAGGAGTTGTAACAGTTGCTTGTAAGTCAGCAGATGTTCCACGTTCAACATATTATAAATGGCTAAACCAAGATGAAGAATTTGCAGAAGCCGTTAGAGATATTGAAAACATAGCATTAGACTTTGGGGAAAGCCAATTACATAAACAGATTGGAGATGGTTCAACTTCAGCGACTATCTTCTTCCTAAAGACTAAAGGAAAGCGTAGAGGTTACATTGAAAAGTCTGAACTAGATATAACATCAGGGGATAAGGTAATCAATATGCCTGTAATAACATTCGTGAACACTGATACTGAATAAGAAATACAATCCACTATTTGAATCTGATGCTAGATACTTTATAATTACAGGAGGTAGGGGTTCAGGAAAGTCTTTCGCAGTTACAGTCTTTCTTACTTTACTGACAATGACTAAAGGGATAAGAATACTCTTTACTCGTTATACAATGGTATCGGCTCACTTGTCAATTATCCCTGAATTCTTAGAAAAGATAGGGTTACTAGGATTTGATGAAGTCTTTAGCATTAACAAGCAAGAAGTCCTTAATAAAAAAAATGGTTCAGATATATTATTTAGAGGTATTAGGACTTCAGCAGGTAATCAGACGGCTAGTCTAAAGTCATTACAAGGAATAAGCACTTGGGTATTAGATGAAGCTGAAGAACTTATTGATGAAAACATCTTTGACACTATTGACCTAAGTATAAGGGAAAAGAATATACATAATAGAATCATACTTATATTGAATCCTGTAACTAAAGAGCATTGGATATATAATAGGTTCTTTGAGGAGAAAGGTGTTGAAGGTGGTTTTAATGGTGTTAAAGACAATGTATGTTATATCCATAGCACTTACCTAGATAATATAGTAAACCTCTCAGAGAGCTTCCTAGAGCGTATTAAGAGCATAAAGCATACTAACTTTAAAAAGTACACGCATAAAATCTTAGGAGGGTGGCTTGACAAGGCAGAAGGAGTAGTCTTTGACAATTGGAGTATAGGAGAATTTAATCCTGATGGACTTCAGACTTCTTGTGGAATGGACTTTGGTTTTAGTGTAGACCCTGACTCCTTGACTGAAGTTGCTATTGATAAGAAGAAACGAAAGATATACCTAAAGGAACATATCTACAGAAACGGATTGAAGTCAAATGAACTTGCTCAGATAGTTTTAGATAAAGTAGGGCAAAGTCTGATAATAGCTGATAGTGCTGAACCAAGACTGATAGCAGACCTTAGACATTTGGGAGTAAACATCAAGCCTGTAAAGAAAGGAACTATCGAAAGTGGTATTACTCGTATGCAAGATTATGAGCTTATCATAACACCTGAATCTACTAACATAGCTAAAGAGCTAAACAATTACATATACGCTGATAAAGGCTCTAAGCTTTACGTAGACAACTACAATCACGCAATAGACGGAATAAGGTACAATGTAATTTACCACCTAGACAATCCAAACGCAGGGAAGTATTTCGTTCAGTAAACTAAAATCAACAAATTTCTATTATATAGTAGATGAAAGTAAAAATTAAAAAGGAAGGTAAAGTAAAGGAGTTCAAGCTAATCAATAGTTGGTCAGATGTTACTCTGTCTACTTGGCTTAAACTTATTGACTTTGAAACAGGTACAAAGACTGAAGAAGCTACTGAAACAATAGCAGCACTATCTGACATTCCTAAGAAGTTAATTAAGGAACTATCCTTATCAGACGTTGCAGTTATAATGAGTAAGGTAGGAGAGTTACAACAAGAGCAAGATACAAAGCTAAAAAGGATTATAGAGATTAACGGAGTTGAGTACGGATTCCACCCTGACTTAGATTCTATTAGTTTAGGAGAATACGCAGACATTGAGCAGTTCATCAAGAATGGAATAGACTCAAGTCTTCCTGAATTGATGGCTGTACTCTATCGTCCTATCAAACTAAAGAAGAATGACATTTATATAATTGAGCCGTATGATGGAGATATTCGGCTCAGAGCTGAAGAAATGAAACTGATGTCAGCGGAACAAGTGCAAAGTGCATTGGTTTTTTTTTACACTTTAGGGAAGGTATTATCCGAGATTATGCCATTATATTTGATGGAGCGGCTGAAGGAAACGAAGACGCAGTAGCTAGTAATGACTTCGCAAGTAAGTGGGGATGGTTCGGAGTGATGCATAGGTTGTGTGGAGAGGACATTAGTAAATTAGAAAGTATTACAAACTTGAGTCTGTTAGAGTGTTTGACTTGGCTTAGTTATGAAACAGATTTGAACTCACAAAATAAAGTAAAAAGAAATGGTTAATAATAAGACATATAATAACGTAGTAAACACCTTACTTAGATTAGGAGAATACCACGACCAAATAAGCACGACTTCAGTAGGTGATATTTTTGACATCAACTTAGAGAAGATGCAGAAGTTCCCATTGCTACATATTAATCCAACAAGTGTAACTACAGGAGATAGTCAGCTTACTTATAACTTCCAAATATTCATAATGGATATGGTATCGGAAAAAGAAGATTGGACAAAGAACAATGCATCAGCTAACTTTCCAAAGCTTTACAAGACTTTAAGTAATGAGCAAGACGTACTTAACGAAACTCTACAAATAGCAACAGACTTTATAGGAATGCTTAGACATTCAGAACAACAGTCTTTAGCAGGAACAAATGACATTAATGCTCCTATCTATTTCACACAAGACCAATTCACGATTGAACCATTCTCAGAAAGGTTTGATAATCTTTGTTGTGGATGGACATTCACTATTGGAGTCTTAGTTCAGAATGACTTTCAAACTTGTATCATTCCTGTAACATCAGAAGGAGCAGGTTATTAATGAAATGGAAAATTGGATATATTACAATACAGTTAAGTTGGAAAGGATGGAAAATAACATTTGATTTATGAAGACTGAAAACATAGAAAGATACTTAAATAGCTTCGGTAAGCAAGTAGTGAATAGGTCTAAGGGAAACTTACAGAAAGCAGGTAAAGGAGGTAAGCTTGAGGAGTCTATTAGTTTTAAGGTAATTGAAGACGCTGATGGTTTTACTGTTCAGTTCTATATGTCTTACTATGGTCAGTTTGTAGATAAGGGAGTTTCAGGAACTCAAAAGAAAAGAACCTTTAAAGACTATAAAAGCAAAACAATAAAAACTCCTTACGGATATAAGAACGCTAAAGGACATTCACAGCCACCTAGTAAAGCTTTAGATAAATGGGTAGTAAGAAAAGGAATAGCACCAAGAGATGCAAGTGGTAAGTTTTTAAAGCGTAAGACAATAACATTCTTAATAGCTAGAAAGATTGGACGTTTCGGAATACAAGGAATAAGTTTCTTTCAAAAGCCTTTAGGACTTGGTTTAAAAGAGTTCGGTAAAGACTTACTAGGAAGCGTAAAAGAAGATATAATTAACAGCATAACAACAATTAAATAATGGCACTATCAATAGAACAGAATCCTTTATACACACTAAATCCTGTAGGTCAGGAAGTAATATTTACAGTTAGTGATTTAACTACAGTTGGTGCTTACTTCAATGTCAAGTATGTAGCTGAAGTTCACATAAGTACAGTAGACATAGACTTAGCAACTACAACGGCTATAGTAGGAACATTCAAGACAACACCAAACAACACAGGAGTAGGTATGTACGACTTCAGACCTATTTTAGAAAGCTTTGTAAGTCCTGATAACTTAGCAGCTCTAGGAAGTGAATACAAAGGTGCAGCAACAACAGCTATTAAAACACATCCATTACATTTAGTAGATAAGTATTCTCTTAACGATAATGTAGTTAGATACTTAAAGATAAGATTTACAATAGAAGGTTCAACTACGGCAACAGGAACAGTAGCACAAGTAGGAGCTGAAGATGACTCTGTTCAATATACTTTAATCAATGGTTACTTAAAATATACAGACGTAATAAATAGAGATGCAACAGGGAACTTTGGATTCAATACAGAGATATTTCAATTAGGAGGTGGAGCAACAGGTAATCAATTGCTAACTAATGCACCAACTACTCAGTATGCTAATATAAATGACTACGGAACTTTATCTTTTATGACTA